GCTGGTGGGTCTGCTCGTAAAGCAGAACTACAGTCCATTAAACAAACAGCCATTGATTGCAAAGAGCTTCTAATTGAAAGACAGAAGCTTGAGCAGATGGTCAAGGAATTAAGGGAAAATGGGGAAATCGAACAAGAAAAAGATTACTCAGGCGGATTCGCTGAGCGATTCTCAAAGTAGCACAGGATTTTATAATTTTGAAGATTGTATTGACTATGAAGTCAAATACCATTTAAAAAGAAATAATCGTGGCAAAAAGAGACTACAAAAAAGAGTACAAAAAGTATGGGAAGAGTAAGGCTGCAAAGCTTTACAGGGCCATACTGAATCGTATCAACAACAGGAAGAAGAAGAACGGTCAGTCAAGCGTTGGTGATGGGATGGATGAATCTCATACAGGTAAGGACAAAAACAAAACCGTTAAGAAGCCTCAGTCTCAGAACAGGGCCAACAACAGACCAAGGACTAGGCATAGTCGTGCAAGATCTAACTGAATACCCATCAAACATTGACTACTATAGCGATGAATGGACTCATGACTGGTCTACCAATGTACCTGGCACCGTACATTTTAACCCATGTAACACGCCTAACCCACCGTGGTGGTGCGAAGAAAACGAACCCATCCCAATCGAACCGAACATTTTAATGGTTGTTGGAATGTTCATGTATGGAATTGCTCTCTTAGCTCAGCGGTCAGAGCAGCGAACTCATAATTCGTAGGTCATTGGTTCAAATCCAATAGGGAGCACATGGAAGGCGTAACCCATAAAACTTGTCCAAGGTGTAAGGAAGAGAAAGAGGCTTCTGAGTATTACAGAAGAAAGAACAGGGGATTAAAGTGCCTTAGTGGTTTTTGCAAGAAATGCACTTGTGATGAAAGAGTTGAAAGGGGTAGGGCGTTCAAGGCTAAATGCGTGGAGTACAAGGGAGGGTCTTGTGAGAGATGTGGGTACAGCGAGTCGTTGACGGCTTTAGAGTTTCATCATATAGACCCATCAAAGAAAGACTTTGGTATTGGTAAGCAGAGAAGAACTAAGTTTGACGAAGAGATTAGGAAAGAATTAGACAAATGCATACTTTTATGCGCAAACTGCCATAGGGAGGAGCATGAAAAAATGCACCTGTAGCATAACTGGATAATGCAACAGCCTTCTAAGCTGTCGATTAGGGGTTCGAGTCCCTTCAGGTGTACAATTAAATACAATGTCAGTTTTAATAGACATAGATGGATATAAGGATAAGGGGATTAAGATCGATCCTAACGGCACAGAGGGAAGTGTCGTCGAATCGAATGGGCTACTTATTTCGCTACCAAAGCAGCCACCCAGATCGCAAATTCTCTTCAATGACTTACCAGAAGGCTTGCAGATGTGGCAGCGCCTTCCTATGCCTGAGGAACTGCAAAGGATTCGAAGTATGGATGAGTGGTTCGAGAAACCTGCCGAATTTCGAAAAAAGTTTAATCCTTACATCGAGCAGGAATTTCAGCGTCGCCGTGACGGTGTTTGGTTTTACAATAATGGGGAACCTACGTACATTACAGGGCGGCACTATATGTTTTTACAATGGTCTAAAATCGATGTCGGATATCCATCATACCTCGCATTCCAGAGAGACATCTTTCTGCATATGGCTGCTTGCGAGACTGATCCTCGTTGCCTCGGTCAGCTTTATACTAAGTGTCGTCGTTCTGGCTACACTAATATTTGTTCCGCTGTACTTGTTGATGAAGCTACGCAAGTTAAAGACAAGCTTCTTGGGATTCAGTCGAAGACTGGTAAAGACGCTCAGGAGAACATCTTCATGAAAAAAGTGGTGGCTATTTTTCGTAGCTACCCCTTCTTCTTTAAGCCTATCCAGGACGGTACTACGAACCCACGTATGGAGTTGGCGTTCCGTGAACCCTCTAAGCGTATCACGAAGAACAACAAAACGTCTTACAAGGGGGATGCTCTTAACACGGTCATCAACTGGAAGAACACCACGAATAACGCATACGATGGTGAGAAGCTCCACATCATGTACCTTGATGAGGCTGGTAAGTGGGAGAAACCAAGCGATATCAGGGACGCATGGAGGATACAGCGAACCTGCCTTATTGTAGGTAGAAAGGTGGTTGGGAAGGCTTTAGTAGGGAGTACAGTAAACCCTATGGATAAGGGAGGCAAAGAGTATAAAGACCTGTGGAGAGACTCTCATCCTGGTGAGCGCAACGCTAACGGTAGGACACGATCAGGGCTTTATCGAATATTTATACCAGCCTATGATGCTCTGGAAGGGTTTTTTGACAAGTACGGAAATGCTGTTGTTGAGGACCCAAAACAAACGATAGAGGGGATCGATGACGAGTACATTTACATGGGGAGTAGGACATATCTCAAGAATGAGCGGTCCAGCTTTAAACACGATGCAAGCGAGCTAAACGAGATTACCAGGCAGTTCCCCTTTACTGAGGACGAGGCATTTAGGGATAGCATCGAGGGGAGCCTGTTCAACATCGGTAAGATATACGAGCAGATCGAGCATAATGAAGAGTTGTACCCAAACCCTGTGGTTAAGGGCAACTTTATGTGGAAAGACGGGGTTCAAGATACAGAGGTTGTTTTCCGTCCTGACGCTCGTGACGGTAGATTTAAGGTAGCCTGGATGCCGCCAAAAGAAATCAGAAATAAGAAGCTTGTTGAGCGTGGCAAGATGATACCCCCAAACCCTCAGATCGGCGTTGGTGGGGTTGACTCGTATGATTTGGATGCCACCGTTGATGGGGGAGGGTCGAAAGGTGCTTTACACCTATATAATAAGTTCCATATGGAGCACCCATCAAATATGTTTGTTTTAGAATATGCCTCTCGACCCCCTCTCGCCAAGATATTCTATGAGGATGTACTTATGGCTGCTTATTTCTATGGGTATCCAATACTAATCGAAAACAATAAGTATGGGATCGCAAGGTACTTTGAATCAAGGGGTTACGACGGTTACCTAATGGACCGTCCAGAGCACTTGAAGTCGTCTGGTTCTGCCTCCGTAAAGACTAAGGGTATCCCATCTAACTCGCAAGATGTGATTCAAGCTCACGCCCATGCTATCGAGGCTTTCATTCACGAATATGTGGGGGTGAATAACGAAACTGGGGAGATGGGTAGGATGTATCTGAACAGTACGCTGGAGGACTGGATAGGGTTTAAAATCAACGACCGTACTAAGTTTGACCTTACCATCAGTTCAGGTTTAGCCCTTCTTGCGGCTCAAAAAGTTAAACAAGAAAAGCCCAAATCTAACTTCGATGAGCAGCGATTTTTTCGCAAATATACCGTGAGGGGATGATTGATTATATTTGCACAATATAAGACATCCGCTGATGTACCAATCGAAGAACAAAACTAACTTTCCAGACCCTCTAGCTCCGCAACAAGAAAAGCAGGATAAGAAGTATGGCTTGCAGTATGCAAAAGCCATTGAGTCTCAGTGGGGGAAGATGTCTGAAAAAACGTCTCTCTACGGAACGAGGAACGAGGTGTTTGATCGTAACAGAGACTACGCTAATGGTACTCAAGACACGAGTATCTACAAACAACTGCTCACGGCCCTAAACCCACAGGACGGTGATGGTAGCTTGCTCAACCTGGACTTTACCCCTGTACCCATCCTCCCTAAGTTTGTAAGGGTAGTTGTAAATAAAATACTTTCTAGAGATCCATACCCAAACCTTGAGGCTGTAGATCCACTATCATCGTCTGAAAAAAACAAACAAAAACAACGAATCAGGAATCAGGTTGCAATTAAGAAAGAGCTTGAACAGCTGAAAGCTGTCACTGGTGGGATGGTGCTTGATATGGATCCAGATATGTTGCCTGATACGCTGGAGGAGGCTGAAATTTTCCTGGATACGAATATTAAGACTGACGCTGAGATTGCAGCACAGATAGGTACCAACATGACACTGTCCTGGAATAATTTTTCTGACAGTATTTTTAGACGCTGTGTGAATGATATCGCTGCTATTGGGATGGCGGTGGTTAAAAGAGAGAATGACCCTAACTACGGGATAAAGCTGGACTATGTTGACCCAGCTAACTTCATCCACAGCTACACAGAAGACCCTAGCTTTGAAGACATGACCTACGCTGGACATGTGAAGAGGATCACAATTGAGGAGCTGAAGCGCATGGCAAATGGTCAACTCACCGATGACCAACTAAAAGAGGTAAAGAAAAAGGCTACGAAGAAAACTTCTGATCTTGCTCGGAATGCTGTCTACGATCCTGTAACCAATCAGAGAGACTATGACGAGTACATGATTGAGATCATGAACTTTGAGTTCTTGTCTCTTGAAAAGATGTACTTTGAGGAGAAAGAGAATAGATACGGAAACACTGGTTTCTTTTATGAGGGGTATGAGTACAAAGAGAAGAAAAACTCTGTGTTTGAGCGCACCCCATACGAGATGGACATTATGTGCATCTATGAGGGTGTTTACATCCTAGGTACCGACATTATCTTTAACTACGGGAAGAAAGCAAACGTACCAAAAAACATACACGACATCTCTCGTGCTAGGCTTTCTTATTCTGTTGTAGCAACCAATCTTCGAAGATCGAAGCCAAAGTCTATGGTGGATAGCTGTGTTGGCTTTGCTGACATGCTACAGCTAACTCACCTCAAGATACAACAGGCTATTGCTAAGGCAAAACCTGACGGCTTGATCATTGACATCGAGGGTCTTGAGAGCGTACAGCTGGGCAGTGGGGGTGAGTTGCAGCCGCTTGATCTTCACGATATTTACGAGAAGACTGGTGTTTTCTACTACAGAAGTAAGAACCCAGAGGGTGGGTTCCAAAACCCACCAGTCCGTACGATTGACAACCACATTAGAAACATCAACGAGCTGGTTGCTTTGTACAACCACTATCTCCGTATGATCCGTGACACTACGGGCATTAACGAGATGATGGATGCGTCCACACCAAAGGGCGACACATTGGTTGGTGTTCAGCAAAATGCCATCGCTGCTGGAAACAACGCTACTTACGATATCACGAACGCCTCTATGATTCTTTTCAAGAAGGTTTGTCAAGACGTCGTAAAGTGCCTTCAAATTCTCCCAGAAGACTCTGTTATTATGAGTGTGTACAAGAACGCTGTTGGTGAGGAGAACATGAACGTGCTATCTTCATTTAGTGACCTTCCTATGTACAACTTTGGTGTACAGGTTGTCAAGGATATGGAGGATAACGATAAGATGTATTTAGAGCAGAACATTCAAGTGGCTCTTGCTCAGAAGGAGATTGACCTCGAAGACGCGCTCGCGATTAGAAACATCAAAGACGTCAATCAGGCTGAGCGTCTGCTTGTGGTTCGCCGCAAGAAGCGAATCCAACAACAGCAAGAGGTCGCTATGCAAAACTCTCAGATGCAAGCTCAACAAGCACAAATGGCGGCACAAGCAGCTTCTCAAGCCAAGATGCAAGAGGTTCAGCTAGAGGCTCAACTAGAAGCTCAAAAAATTCAACTTAAAGCCCAGGCTGAGATTCAAGTTGGTGCAGCTTTGCACGAGCTTAGAAAGGAGATTGAAATGATTAGGGCGCAGGCTACGCTTGGATTCAAAGAAGAGGAGAAGAACTTCAAAGAGAAGATTGAAATCCTCAAAGAAAACAGAAAAGACGAAAGAGTCGAAAAGGAGGCTGTACAGCAAAGCAAACTCATATCTCAACGCCAAGGAAAAAGAGGGGAGCTTTCAGGAGATGCTAATGCATTTGATTCCTCCATGATTAGATCAATAATGGGTTCATAATATGGCAAGTAAAGCAAACTTAGACGTAGCTGAAAAGCTAGACATCACTTGTAGAAAGGGGGATACATTTGAACTCTCTTTGAACTTCAAAGACAGTACTGGCACTGCCATTCCCCTTGTCACTGACGGGTATGAATTCTTCATGCAGGTGCGCGGTGCAAAAAGAGCCTCTAACTCTAAAGGGTCGCTGGTCGCTGGTACGCTTACCAAGGGCGATCAAGCAAAAGGCGAGAACAGAACTCAAAATGTAGGTTTTGTGTTTGAGGATATTGACAACAGTGGAAACGTCACTGTAAGGGCTTCAGCTGATACCATGGCTAACTTCCCAGCTGGGCGGTACGCTTACGACCTGCAATACACCGTAAACAACAAGACCACTACTGTCCTCAAGGGGAGCTTTACTGTAAACGATGATATCACCACTGCGTAATGGCAAAGGTCACGGTCAGTTTAGAAAGGGGCGAACGTGGCGCCACTGGACCGCAGGGACCCAAGGGTGACAAGGGGGATACTGGGGATACGGGCGCTACGGGGCCTCAAGGTGCTACGGGGCCTACTGGGCCAACAGGCGCTACGGGGCCTCAGGGGGATACTGGAGCCACAGGCCCCCAGGGTATCCAAGGCATCCAGGGTATCCAAGGCATCCAAGGTCCAGCTGGAGATATATCAACCTCCAGTATTGACGACCTCACTGATGTAGACATCACATCTGTAGCCCCAACAAATGGTCAGGCCCTTATATGGGATAGCGCCAATAGTGAGTTTGTTCCAGGAGACAGCTTCAGTCAAAGTGATTTCGACACAGCGTTTGGAAACAAGTCTATAGACGCCCTGAGTGATGTAGACACTACTACGGTAGCACCTACCGACGGCCAGGCTTTGGTGTGGAATAATGCGAATAGCGAATGGGAGCCAGGAGATGTCTCTTCGTTTACGGAGCTTAGTTCAGTGAACTATTGGTTTTATGACGGAAAGTTTTATGACAGCGATAACGATAATCAAAGCAATCCGCTTGGCCTTTACTTTAAGTCAGACGGAACAAAAATGTATATCGTTGGTGGAGGAAGCGATGATGTAAAAGAATATTCGCTTTCTACCGCCTGGGACCCAAGCACAGCTACATTTACGCAGAGTCAATACCTTTCTCCTACGCCACACTGCTGTTACATATCCCCTGATGGAAGTAAATTCTTCTGGGCTGACACAAACAATAGGAGGGTGTATTATGCAACCATGGATACCGCGTGGGATGTCTCTGATGACTCATGGACAAAGTACTACAACAACAACGACTCCTTCTATGACTCTGGAATTCAAACGCTGTCGCTGTATTTTAAAACAGATGGCACGAAAATGTATGGAGGCACTAATTCTGGTGACCAAATATACGAATACAGCCTTACAACCGCCTGGGACATAACAACAGCTTCTAGGACTGGTAGTTCCTATGTAACTCATGATGTCAATGTAAACTCAGAGCCCAGGGGATTAACTATTAGTGATGACGGGCTAAAGATGTACGTTGTCGATCAGTTGGAAAACATACAGGAGTTTGAATTTTCTACAGCTTGGGATATAAGCACGGCAACCTTTTTAGGGTATCAGGCGATTGGCGAACCAGACACAGCATACGAAGATATATACTACAACGCCAGCAATTCAGATTATGCTTTTATTGTAGGGGATTCAAACAACAGGGTTTACAGATTTGACACTAAGGCTGTCACGCCATCAAGCCCTGATACATTTACTTCTGATGCTGCCTACATACCAAGAATTTTCGCATCTTCTATTTCTGCAAATTACATTTCTTCCTCTGGAGCTATAGTAGGCGGAAATGGCACTGGATGGACTGGTCAGGCTAACGGCGGCACCATGAATGTGACGGGCCTTTACACTGGTGTTGGTTTTTTTAATGTTAGGAATAGCCAAAGAGGAATACTATTTGCCCCGTCTCACTCTAACTGGCAAAACAACACCGCGTCAGGAACGGGTATAATGCTTTCTCCGTCAGCCGATTATCTCGATAACGGCAGAAGAACCATTCTAATACCCAGTGTTAACGGAACGCTTAAGACTGACCAAGACACGTTTTATCTTGGAAGATTTGACCCTGAAGCTGAATCAAAAGTCACTGGGGCCACAGAGGATATTGAATACTACTTCACGGCCAGGGCTGACGGGCAAGGACAGTTTCAAAGGACGCTTGGAGTCCTCCCAGCTTCAGGCCAAACCCTAACTAGAACGAGCTACTATTCTGATAAGGCTTTCGCGGACCCAGATACAGCAGCTGATTGGACACAAGGGACAGTCTACACGTCCACCAGTCTTGAGTCTTCCATATCTCAGTCTACTGACACCCTTTTAAATGCTCAGTCTACTGGAACACCCCCTCTTTCAACCAAAATTGTTATCTCTAACTACCTTGGTTCATCAGGCTTTGTTAGCGGAGACGCAGACGGGTTTGGAGGTACATCCGTTGCTTACAGCCTTCGTAGAGTAAATCACCTTTACGAGGGCGCCGCAATAAGGGTTGTTAATGACAGTGACGTAGAGGCTGACATAGGATTTGATTCTAGCCACGAACTCGACACTACAGCCCTCTTGGCTCACTGTGGTAGCGGCGATGGGTACCTAGTGAAGTGGTACGATCAAGCCAAAGGCGGCTCCACTGGCGATGGCAATGACGCTACTTGGGACAGCAGCACCTCGTACTCAAGCAGAAAGCCGCAGATTGTGTCTGCTGGGTCTGTCATTACAGATAACGGTAAGCCCTGTCTGGAGACCATTGATGCAGGGATGGTGATGGATGAGCAGTTCAGCGCCTCTAATGAGTATGATTTGTTCTTTGTAGCTCAAAAAACCCTAAATAATAACAATCACGGTATGATTTGGGGTACTCAAACTGGAAATGATTGCAGGGTTTGGCTGTACGACTACAGACTTTACTTGGAGGTAGACAATGGGGAGAACAATCAAGGCGGATACGGCGACGGCGGAGCTAATACAAATTGGTATCAGATGGGACAACTTATCCTTAACGTAAGAAGAGATGCTTCTAATGTAAATACCGCACAAAGGAATGATGTTGTTGGTAATCATAACTACACAAGGAGTGGAGCCATGAAGACTGATAGAATCCTCAACGCATGGAACAACATCCAGTATTCTTTTGCTGGTAACGTACAGGAGATTATCATGCTTGACGGTGACAAGTCCTCTGAGCGCTCTGCTATTCTTTCTAACCTGAACACGTATTACAGCGTTTACTAATGGCACTAACCTTTGACGGAGATACAACGCAGGTAACGATAACCCCAGAGAGGAGATCCTCTATTGTGGTTACGAAGCCGTCTGACATTTCTATAGATGTCACGACTGCTGATGCGCTGGTGAAAACAATCACGCAGTCTCTCGTCAAAAACACAGTAAACGTATCTGTCCCTTCCCCTACGTCCATGACGGTTACCAAGCCGTCAGATATCACGGTGGAAGTTCTTGAGAAAGGTAGCAGGGGAGAGAAAGGAGAGAAAGGAGATGCTGGCGTAGGATTCCCAGCTGGGGGAACAACGGGTCAGTATATGATTAAGACGTCAGATGCTGATTATGACGCTACGTGGACTTCAGTTGCTGGGAGCGGTCTGTTCAATGTAGTAGAGGATACCACTCCACAGCTGGGGGGAAACCTGGATGTGCAGTCAAGCTCCTTGTTCACCAGCACGACAGACGGTAATATCACAATAACACCCAACGGAACTGGGTATATAAACCTCGATGGAACCATAAAGTTTAGACGGTTCAGCTCCCCACCAACAGCCTTTGAGGGGGGCATGTATGCAGACGATCAGGACAACTTGTTCTTTGGTGTTAGTGATTCGTAATAAAAATTAGTATCTTTACAAAAAAAAATAATAGATGGCTACTTGGAAAAAAGTCTTAACAGACGCAGATAAGGCTACAGACGCAGCATCAGGCGTAGCAGATGGCGAAACTGGCTTAGTAACTGGTAATGCGGTATACGACTATATCGTAGCGCAGAACTTTGGTAGTGGATCAGGTGATATTACCAGCGTGGTAGTAACCGCTGACGACACAAACACAGTAGGGTCTGCTACTGGTGACGCTAACTTCACTATTGCTGGTGGGGAGGGTATTGACACCTCTGCTACTGGATCTACTCTTACGATTGCGGCTGAGGATTCTTCTGCTTCAAACAAAGGTGTTGTAATCGTAGCTGCTGGTGAGGGGATTGACGTTTCTTATTCATCTGGTACCGCAACGGTTTCTGGTGAAGACGCAACCACTACGAACAAAGGTATCGCAAGTTTCGCCACTGCTGATTTTGCGGTAACCTCTGGTGCTGTTACAATTAAAGCTCTAGGTGTATCTAACGCTCAGCTTGCTGGCTCAATTGATAATTCCAAGCTTTCTAATAGCACGATTAGTGGGGTCTCACTTGGCTCAAACCTCAACAGCTTGAGATCGACAGTTGGGGGCGGTATTTCTATGACCACTTACAATGGTAGCGCTGCTGTTGCAGACGTAGAGATAGACATCAATTCGATGTCTGCCATCGCCTCGACTGCCAGCACAGACGCCTTGGTTATTTATGATGCGTCTGGAACGACTCACGGTAAGTTGAGTGTGGCTGGGCTTCAGTCGTACATGCAGTCGAATCTTACGTTTACGACCAACACGGATACTGACGTAAGTGTATCGAATCTTGAGACTCGACTTGGGCAGATCGACTCCAACGTAACCATTGGTAATTCGTCGTCTGTTGATACAACCATCTCTGGGGATCTCACCGTGACTGGAGACCTTACGGTTAGTGGTACGACCACAACGATCAACACTACTAACCTCTCAGTAGAGGACAAGCTGATCAAGCTCGCTGATGTAGCCACCCCAACCACTACCACTGCAAACGGAGCTGGTATTCAGGTTGAGGCTTCAGCAACAGAGGCAGAATGGCCTTCGCTCAGGTGGAAATCCACTGGAGCCCTCTCTGGCTGGAGCCTTTCTGATTACAAAGCGACATCATCCACAGAATATCCTGTGTCTCTTATGGAGCTTGGTACCGCTGCGCCTTCTGGCACCCCAGACGCTGGGGTGGGTTTGTTCTTCTCTGATACCACAAACAGCAACCTGTATATCTACATCTGATGGGGATTGTTGCGAAGGGAGGCGCCTCAGGGAGTGCTGACTTGAACGATCAGGAGCTGAGATACATACTCACCCTGATTTCAACCTCTAAGTTTGATGGAAAGGACGTGTTTGTAGTTGCAGACATCGTAGATAAATTAAATAAAAAAATAGAATTGAACCACAATGAAGCTAGGAATAAACGAGGTTAGCTTTATCCATCAGGCGGTTATGTCTGTTAGTATAAAGGGTAAGGATGCAGTTCAAGTTGCTGGGCTGATTGAAAAGCTAGAAAAGGAATTTACACGTCTACAAAAGTTAGAGTCAAAGAAAGATGGCAACATGGAAGAAAGTAATAGCTGATGGTTCTAGTCTGTCTGATATTGGCACTCCTGCTTCAGACGACAAGATTCTTATTCAGGATACTTCTGACAGCAATGTTGTTAAGTACGTTGATTGGTCTGATGTTGGCGGTGGCGGCGGTGATGTAGTAGATGACACCACTCCTCAGCTTGGTGGTAACCTTGACCTCAACAGCAATGACATAACGGGAACGGGAGACATTAGCATCACTGGAAATATTACCGCAAGTGGTGCGCTTTCCACTATTGGAAACATAACTACTCTGGGAAATATTAGCG